CACTCTCGCTTCTCAAGACCGTAACTCTTTACTCGGTACGTTTCCCGCCGACTATCAACTCGAAAAAATTGGCTCCTGGGATGAGTCCCAGGGCCTGCTCTCGGGTAGCAAACCTGGCGTTGTCGCCCAGGTGGCGCTGATTGTATGGGTAGGCGATCGGGAGGAATCCAGCGATAGCGAGGATTCCGACCCTCCTTTCGATGTAGAAGAAATGAATAATACCCCCTCTTAACTCGTCCTCTCCCGCTCCCCCTTCATGATTGAAGGGGGCGGGGGGGGTTGTTGAAACACTCTGTAAGGTATGATCCCATGAAACTGCCAAGCACAATGTCTTCCGGCCATAACTTCTCTAAGGTCCCCAATGCTGAAATTCCTCGCTCTTCTTTCGACCGCTCTCACGGTTATAAAACGACTTTCGACTCCGGCTTCCTTATTCCTTGCTTCGTTGACGAAGCTCTACCGGGCGATACGTTCAACCTTCAAATGACCGCGTTTAGCCGTATGGCTACGCCCCTGCATCCGATTATGGATAACCTATATCTCTCGTCTTTCTTCTTTGCCGTTCCATATCGATTGCTTTGGGAGAACTGGGAAAAATTCAACGGTGCCCAGGACAATCCTGCTGACTCCACTTCTTTCGTCATTCCCACGATGACGGCGGGCGCGGGTGGTTATGCCGAGGCTTCTTTGCATGACTATCTTGGTATCCCTCCCGGTGTTGAAGGACTCGAACATTCCTCACTTTGGCATCGAGCCTATAATCTCATATATAACGAATGGTTCCGGGACGAGAACCTTCAAGACTCGGTAGTCGTCGACGTCGACGACGGCCCCGACGATCCCACTGATTACGTTCTTCTCCGCCGTGGCAAGCGCCACGACTACTTCACTTCGGCCCTGCCTTGGCCTCAGAAAGGCGACTCGGTTGACCTGCCTCTTGGCACCTCCGCTCCTGTTATCGGGACTGGTGGCTCTATCTCTGTTTATAACGCTAATGATGCCACCGTTCGCCAGCTCGTCACCGATACCACGCCTAACGTAACGACCAATACGACCCCTGCCGCCACCGGTCAGATGCGATTCTCCACCGCCGGCTTCGGCGCCACTGGTCTAGAGACAGATCTGACGAACGCCACTGCTGCGACAATTAATCAGCTCCGCCAGGCGTTCCAGATCCAGAAACTTTACGAGCGTGACGCTCGTGGCGGTACGCGCTATACCGAGGTCGTTAAAGCGCACTTCGGCGTTACTTCCCCGGACGCTCGGCTCCAGCGTCCGGAGTACCTTGGCGGCGGTCGTACCCCTGTTGGCTTTGAGACCGTTCCCCAAACCTCAGAGTCTGGTACGACGCCCCAAGGTACGCTAACTGCCTTCGGGACTGCCGTTGCCCAGCACGGCTTTACTAAATCCTTCACTGAACACTGCATCCTGATTGGCATGGTTTGCGTTAACGCGGATCTCAACTACCAACAGGGCCTCAATCGGATGTTCTCTCGCCAGACCAGGTTCGACTTTTACTGGCCAGCTCTTGCTCATATCGGTGAGCAGGCCGTTCTCAATAAAGAGCTTTATGCTCAAGGCACCGCCGGGGGTACTGATGACGACGATGTTTTCGGTTATCAAGAGCGGTTTGCTGAATACCGCTATAAGCCTAGCCAGGTTACTGCCGCTATGCGTTCTTCAGCGGCTACTCCCCTGGATACTTGGCATCTCGCACAAGACTTCGCCTCGCTTCCAGCGCTTAACGCTGCTTTTATCCAAGATAATCCTCCTGTCTCTCGTGTTGTCGCAGTACCATCGGAGCCAGAGTTCATCTTCGACTCGTACTTCCGTCTGAACTGTGCCCGGCCGATGCCCATCTACGGCGTCCCTGGCCTGATCGATCACTTCTAGGATGGGTTTCCTGTCATCAATCGGAGACTTCGCGAAAAAGGCTGTCGGCTTTGTTGGCGACATCGTCAATCCGATTTCTCCTTTGCTTGGTCTGGGCGGAAGTCTCTTTTCCGCCCAGCAAGCCTCATCCGGCCAGAGTGCTAATAATGCGCAGAATGCACAGCAGGCCGCCCTCAATCGTGTCTTTCAGGATGAACAAGCGCGCAAACAATATATTCGGTACAAAACGCTTCGTAATACCGCCTATTCCGCGGCTATGGAGGATATGCGCTCTTCCGGCCTCAACCCTATTCTCGCTTACCAGCAAGGCGGTGCTTCTTCTGCTATGGGCGCAAGCCCTTCCGGCAATCAAGCCGTCATGCAAAACCCTAACGCCCTATCCTCTCAGCTGATCTCTCAAGGGATCAATTCGGCGTTTTCTAACTACCAGACCGTTAACCAGGTCGATCTGATTAAAGAGCAGGTGGAAAACCAGCCTGTTCTGCGTGAACTACAGCGCTCCGACATGTGGAAAAAACTAGAAGAGACGCTGAACCTTGGTCAGCAATACAATATCCTGACGCAAGAGCTTAAAAATATGGGTGTTACTGAGCAGAAGCTGCGCCAGGAACTCCAAATGCTCAAAAAGTCTGCCGCTATGTCAGACGTTACTCTGGAAATGATGAAGGAAAGCCCTGAGCTCCGCAAAATCGCGGCTCTCATGGAAATCCTGGGTTTCCGTTCTCGCAACTTCGCGCCTTAAGGAGAAACGATATGTTTCATAGACCTCACGACCGCGTCCAGCTTGAGACTGGATCCGATACCCGCACTCAGCAACACATGAAGGATCAGTGCGATATTAACAACATTCTCAAAGGCTACCGCCGCCACGGCGTGATCGAGCATGTGAAAGCCTTTGAAGGTCGCTACGGCGACTTCATCGGCGCTCCCGAGTATCACGAAGCCATGAACCAGCTCGTTCTGGCTCAAAATATGTTCGACACGCTACCCGCGCAAATCCGCAAGCGGTTTTCGAACGATCCCGCGGAATTCCTGGATTTCGCTCAAGACCCATCCAACGAAGCGCACATGCGCGAACTGGGTCTAATCCCGCCCGAGGTACCTAACGAGCCTCGAACCGCTCCAGCGGCCGCCGCAGGCGCTTCTGGAGCGTCTTCAAATGCGACGGCGGAAGAAGCGCCTGCTTCGGCTTCAGCCGAATCGGCCTAATCAGCGTAGGGGCAGTCATATACTTGATGTAACTGCCCCTACTGACACCCCTCTGAAACTAAAGGGAGATTTTGAACGATGAAACGCTATAAGATTCCTATGAAGCGCTCCAAGCGCAATTTCTCGCGTACGGCGAGTTCTGTTCACCCCAAAAATGGTATGGGTACTGTCGTAATGCGTGGTGGTATCCGTCTGTGACGTGTTACTCCCCCATCGAGGCTTGGCGTGCCACTAAGCCGAATGAAAACGGTAAGTGGCCGCTAGTCTTTTCTCTCTCCGAGGGCGATCCTGACCGCCCTATTATGATCCCCTGTAATCAATGCATCGGCTGTCGGCTTGAATATTCCCGACAATGGGCCGTGCGTATGATGCACGAGAAGCAGCTCCACGAGGATGCCTGCTTTATCACTCTTACCTACGACGACGAAAATCTGCCTTATCCCCCCACGGTCCGGGTTGACCACTTCCAAAAATTCATGAAACGCTTACGCAAGGATGTGCAGACTCCCCTTCGATACTTCCACTGTGGAGAATATGGAGATGAAGGAAATCGTCCTCACTATCACCTTGCTCTCTTTGGGTACGAGCCTCCTGACCGTGTGCTTTTTTCCTGCAAGAATCAAAACAGCCTTTATACTAGCGAGTCCCTTTCTAATATTTGGGGCCTTGGCTTTGTATCTTTTGGCGCTTTGACTTTCGATTCTGCTGCCTACATAGCGCGGTATGTAACTAAAAAGGTTAATGGTGATTTGGCGAAACAAATATACGAGTTCGAGGATCCACAGACGGGAGAAGTCTTTCCTCTCAGACCTCCCTATTGCTCTATGTCTCGTCGTCCTGGTCTTGGCGGTGAGTGGTTTAAGCAGTTTTCTGCTGATGTTACTCGCCGCGATATCGTTGTGAACGCAGAGGGTGTCCCACAGAAGCCTCCCGGCTTCTATGATCGCCTCCTCGAGCACAGCGACCCTCGAGCCGCTGCCGCTACCAAGCGTGAGCGGAAAAAAAGAGCGTTAGCGAACCGTGCTGACAACACCAGTCGGCGTCTGAAAGACAAGGAAACGGTGAAACTTGCTCAAACCTCTAACTTAACTAGGAGCCTCTAAAATGAACGTCTACTCAATCTACGATAAAAAGGTGGCCGCTTACGGTCAGCCTTTCTTCGCGGCCAATGATGGTGCCGCTATCCGAATGGTCACTCTCGCTTCTCAAGACCGTAACTCTTTACTCGGTACGTTTCCCGCCGACTATCAACTCGAAAAAATTGGCTCCTGGGATGAGTCCCAGGGCCTGCT